ACTGCGTGACGCACCCGTAATCGTAGCAAGGCGCGCTGAAATGTCGGATAGGTCGTCTGTCGAAACAGGTCCTGCAGATTCAGACATTCCTGCCGCGTTAGCGGCATTGGGTCCTTTATCAGCAGAGCCTCCTCCAAATACTGCTCGTATGTCCGGGACGAGTTTCTTTCTATCCCCGACGTCGAAGTAGAAGAGGAGTCTGTCGGCAAGGTCACGCGCCCCATCCAAAACTTGAAACAAAACTTCACGAAGCGGACTACCTTCAGGGATTTGACTGACACCTTGAGCTGCCTCCACAATCTGCCGATAGTACCCCGCCATTGTGTTGGACATCATCAACAGGTTGGTACGATCGACCTCTTTGTTTGCACTGGCTTCGCTTGCGCCAAGTTCGAAGTAATACCCTTTGAACCCGCTTGGTTCTTTGAAATCGAACGTCTTTCGGATTGTCTGGCCCAACTGCCCATAGGCCCCATACGCCTGAGGGTCTATAGTACCGCGGAAGTTTTTCTCGCTCTGGTAAATAAGATTCCCGATGTCATGGAACGGGTCCCTGTATCGTTTGAGATACATGTCGATTCGACGATTTCCTTCGGCAAGCATAGCGAGTGTTCCACCGGAGGTGTAGATGCCCCTTTTGCCTTGCATCGTACCCGCTCCGAACCCTTGCATAGGTGGACTGATTCCAGTGTAACGCTCGGCAAGCTGGAGGATTTGGTTTTCTTCCTCGAGCATAGAATTGTACTGAATGCCTCCGAAAGTGAGGGGTTGGAGATCATCCATATCTTCAAGTTCGAAGACTTTACCCGGATACCATTCTGCAGCAGGGTTAGGGACTTCGGCGTAACGACGCTTTTTCCATCCAGGGACATTTGTAATAGTATTAGCATCTCGCCGTGCATTGTGGACTTGAGCTTGCTCTTCTTGGCTTTGTTCGAGGATTTCCGGGACCGAGTAACCATAGCACAAATCCTCCCGCGGCATGGGTCGGATACCCACGAAGCAGTGTTTTTGTTTGGAGTAGTAGTTGTAGAAGGAACGTAGGACTCCTTCTTCGGTGTTGACAAAGGGGTTGAAGACGATGACAATGCGGACCATTTTACCTTGGCCTAGGTCGTATGAGAGCCACGCTTCGATTGCGCTGAATGGGCGATCGACGTCAGGAGTGAGAGTAATACCGGCCTGCTGCGCTTGGCTATTGCGAGCTGCAGAGGTTTGTCCGCTGGAGTCAGGCGTGGTGAGCATCTTGGTAGACGCACCCTTATCCCACACATTATTGTTAGCTCGAAACTGAACTTGCTCTTTGGTCAAGCGGATGCGATGGAATACTATCTCAGCCTCGCGTTCGTTATTACAGGTAATCGGCCACAGCCAGCAATCTTCGAAAGGAACGATGACGGGTTTGATCCCCTCTTCGTTCCAATCTTTCATCTCGGCTTCGCCACCTTCTTCCTTCGGCTTCTGGCCCGTGGTCCAAGCTTCGTTAACCCAGGGGAACTTGAGCATGACGGTACCTGTTTTAACGCTGCGGTAGATCGCACTATCCAGCATTGGGCTGAATCGCATCTCCATCAGCGTCTTGTAATCCATCCAGGTACTGAGATCCTCTAGTGCTTCGTGAGGAAGGGGATCAATCAAACTCTTCGGTTTCCAAAACGGCTTTGCCGACATTAGGAGGCCGTAGATCCGAGCAGATAGAATATCCGTATGCATCCGGATGAGTTGGGGGACGAAGTTGCTTGCTCGATAGAACGGAGTTGTCCTAACCTCCTCAAACGGCTTTCCGCTGTAGTTATCCATCCAACGCTTGTACTTGTCCTCGATCTGGTTCAGACGAGCCTTGACACTAGCATCGAACTTCTCCAACAGATACTTCTGGAGTTCGCGCTTCTTCTCAATGCTTAGTGTGAACTCGACCGGATCAAACGGCATTAGTGGTAGCCTCCGTAATCTCGTTCAGTGTGGGTGAAGGGAACGGATTTACGCCGCTCAACCTCTTCAGCTTCCTTACTCTTTTCTTCGTTACTGGTGTCGAGGAGGGGTGGACGCAACAGATGGCAGCAGTAGGCGAACGCGTCGAACTCATCTACCAAGCTGCCAGACTCGCTCGGCGGAAAGCTGACGATCTGACCTCGAAGCTTTTCCATCCCACGCCGTAGGTAAATCCGAGTTCCGACTACCTTATTATCCTCAGTGATATGACCGAAGGCGTCTTCGGTAAACGTTCGAATACGCTCTTCCTTGTTGGCTCGCCCCCCTGGAGGACTCACCCCAAGCGGTTTTAAGCGCCGGTGGGTCTTATTACAATAAGCGCATTTAACCGCCATCAGGCGATCACGGATGATCTTCTCAATTTCCTTCTGGCTGCCTACCAGCTCGTAGTGGTTGTAGAAACAGTGGAAGCGATCGTTCAACTCCAACCACTTCTCAGCGGCCGCATGCATATCAGTGTTCTTGGACCACGCGGCGAGAGCAAAGATCCTGCGGTCAGCTGACATCCCCGCGACGATAATTGCGTTCTCAGCGGTAGCACTACGACCACCAGCCGATGGATCCCAAAACGAGATCCGATACAGGTCAGCGAGACGGACAGGCGGCGTCCCGTCATCAGGTATGATCGTCTTGCCGTCTGCGCTGACTGTATAGGACAAAACCTGGTTGGTTTTGAAATCGCCTCCCTCAGGGCTGATGGGGGAGTTCATATAGTTACAGCTGAACTTGTACTCGCCTAGACGACGCCTAATATCGTCAATAATCTTCTCGCTGAACCGCTCAGGGAAGATAGGTACTCCATCTTCAATGACTGAGCGCTGCTCCCAGTCCCACTCCCCAGGCATCATCTTCATGATCCAGCCATAGAGGTCTTTGTCAGCGTGCTTCCACCGCGTGCCCGCTATCAACTCTTCGATGGTGTCTTGATCGTTGGCAAGGCCTGTGGCCCATTGGAAATAGGATATTGCATCCTGCATAACCGCTTCAGACTTGGAGGCTTCCTCGCCGACGAGGTCGTCGTAAATGATAATATCGTAGTGAGTTCCGGTAAGTCGAACTCCGACTCCCGTAGCTGTAATGCTTGACTCGTCGAACGTACCTTGACGGGGGAGAAGAATTTCCTTTTCGGTCCATTTCTGAGCGCCGATAACAGCCGGGATAAGTTCGGGATACAGCCAGCGGAAAAGCTGATTGTTCTCAATATGCCATTTGATATCACGAAGGTTCTTCTCTCCGACGGTTGCGCTCTCACCAAGAATCAAGATCCGCAACTCTGGGTTCTGGGCAAGTCGCCACAGAGGGTAGGACTTCGATAGGATGGTACTCTTGAAATGGCCGCGGGGGAGTAGGAAACCACGACGCTGCTTGGAATTTGGGCGGTACCCTTGGATTTTTATCGCTAGAGGTTGGTGGAGATGGTCGACTAACTCTTTGTAACCCAGGACCACCTTACTGAAGAAATACAACGAGTCATCAGCTTTATCCCGAAGCTCCTGCCAGAGCTTGCTGGCGTCTCCGCTAGCGGCAACATCTACCAACTCCGCTGACTTAGGTTCAGTCTCCGGAGGGCTGGGTAACATCGATAGTGTTTCCGTCTCCAAGCGCTTCACTTTCCTTAAACCGCTTGACTTCCTGCGCCGTTTGGCTTGCCAGGATCAACAACGCAGGGTTGATAAATTTGTGATCGACATTCCCCTCCACACGCTTTGTTCGACTGATCCGCGGATCTCTATCACACAAATCCTGAGCCGCTTTGAACTGAACCACCGGAGGCGCTGTGGGATCATCCATCAAGCTAGCCAGCTTCTCCAGAGCGTCCGCGCTGACCTCCTCCAACCGAGTTAAGATGGACTCCTTGCTATTCTGGAGTTCCTTATCCACCCTACCATAAATCGTCAGTGAGTATTCCTTCAACTTGGCCAAGAACGCGGGCTGCCTCGCATACTTCAACACCGTCGGATACGACAGCTTAAGCTGAACCGCACACTCCTTCAAACTGAGCCCTGCGGTCAGGCTTCTCATCAACTCCTCTTCCTTCACGAGTTGGCGCGCGTTATGCATCCGTTACCGCCCCCCGGCCCCTCAGCATGTCCAAGTATAATTGGGATCCAAGGTCCAAGCACTGCCCAGTTGGAAATCAGTGAGGGTGCGACTCAAGGTCATATAGTTTACCCCCCACCAAATAGGTGAGGCATTAATTATATATAGCACCCGCCCGCCCGGCGGTTTAGGGGGAGGTGGGGTGTTAGATATACAGTTGACTGGCCAAGTTCGATCAGACCAGCAGCTGACAGGAGGTAAGACCATGAACAAGCAAATGAAGTTGCAAGGCGAACTACTCGAGCGAGCGATGAAGCTCAGGAAGGATGAGCAGAGCGAGCAAGAGTTGTTCGAACAGATCTTCAAGCTCGGACTGTATCAGTTGGAATACCGTCGAGAGACGAATCCCAAGAAGGCAGCCGAGAGCAAGGAGGCACGACGCATACTCAAGATCGCTCAGTCGGATCCGGCGTTGGCGGAGAAGTTCGGACTCGGCAAGCGCGTAGCTCTCTAATCACTGAGTAAGTGGTTAGCGTGGTAACCAATCCACCACGTTAAAAAGAGAGGCGGAGGCGGTCGTGTGCCTTGTAGTGTGCTAGCGAGGAAGGCCGATAGAGTGATTAGTTGAGTAGTAAGAGAGGAGGAAGTGATGACTAGGGCACGCAGTCCGCCTTAGGAAGGAGGACAATTGACAGTATAGCAGACCGCAGACACTCTGCGTTGACGACATCGAGCGAGAGGTCTGCTTGGTAGTGTAATAGCTCTGTTGCTTAGAGAGATAATAGCGAGTCAGCGGATAGCTTAGACGCGGCTAGCGTCGAGGAGACTCCAACTTTCCGGTTGACTTTTCAAAATTAGTGTAGTATAATCTTTGATAGAAAGGAGGCTCTATGATTAGCGTAACAGTGATGTGTGCGCTTCACGCGAAACGTTTTGTCAAGATCGATGAAGAGCATGATTCCGACAACACTCAACAACTCGCCAAGCAGTATTGGAAAGCGGAGTGTGGATGTTCGATCGAGATCACCGCGACGTATGCAGATAGGAAGGTGAACTAACCCGCCGGTACGGTTGATGGGTAGTTCTGCAAGTTGGTAACGAGGAGGCAGTATGTTGACAGTGAAGGAAGTAGTGAAGTTGGGAGTAAAGGTAACGTTGGACAATCCGCATGTTGTGGCGCTCGCTGAGGCTCTCAAGATGGAGCCGAAGGATGTCGCGATGGTGATCAATCAGGAGATTTATCGCGCTCAGTACAACTCGAAGCCAGAAGTCAAGTTGGCGCGCAAAGCGTACAACGCCGAGCGGATGCAACTGTTGAAGAAGGTCAGGACTGCGCTCAAAGCGAATCCCAACTTGCTGGACGGCGAGTAATGCGCTGTCAGGTTTGCGGAAAGGAGTTGCAGCCTGGGGATAAGGTTCACCTCGTTACGATTGAGAAGGAGGCTGTGATGACGAGTGGAACTGAAAAGCAACAAATGTTGTCGCTGATTATGCAGGCTGAAGGTGACGATGACAACACCGGAGTCTGCTGCCACGACTGCACACAACGGATACTTAGTGTGATTGCGAAAGCTAGTCCACACAACTGAGCTCAGGAGGCTCTAGCATGAAGACCCAGATAAATTGGAAGGAGAAGTTACCGCTGGTACCAAGGGTTGACGTGAAGAATGATAACTTGGACCCAGCGTTTGAAAGACTAGAGAACGATTCTAGTCTCCATACGATTACTAAACAGGCTGTGTTTGATGTGTTTACACCTGATGAAGTGGTAGAGATAGTTAACCGTTACATTTACTACATCGAGTACCAACGACGCTCGCATACTAACTTCAACCAAAACCGCAGAGATAAGCTAGCTCCGGTCAAAGCCAAGGTGAAGGAACTGTTCCACGTTTCGTGGGCCAAGGCTACACCAGCAGGTTGAGGCTGCGGTAGAAGCGGTAAAGAAGGAAGGAGGCTCTAGTGATTAAAACAGAGCAACGGCTCCAACGTTTGACTCGCTGGTATTTTTTCAACCACGAGAAGCTACAAGAGGCTTTTCCAGCTCACCATGATCAGTTCGCTCAACAGGTTGATCGGTTGTACGACTTGTCGACCCTTCTCGACACGATCGAGAGGAAGGAACCGGGAATGGATGAGTAACGACAGTCCAACTGGGTATTGATTTTGTTTAGTCTTTGCTCTATACTATGAGGAAATATGATTTTTTACGTCTCAATCCTTTTTTCTGTATATAGTATATTAAGGTTAGGAACATTGTACTGTAGTTCAGATGTTTCTATTTGCTTAATAGAATGTACAGAAATATATGAATGAGACGTAAAGAGAGCGATTTTAACATGCTAAAGAGAAATTACAACCCAAGAGGCCAACGTGAATAACAACGAACGCCTCTCCGAATACGATGCGCTGGTGGCAAAGGCTGGCGACGATTATTACTCCTTGGTGAAGGTGAACGGGTTAGTGGACAGGATGTTGTACAACCTAATCACCAAGGAGCTTTTCGTAGTCAAAATAGCTAACAAGCGACATCGGTTCAAAGACGGAGAGGTAGAGTGCCTAGAGGCTCTACAACAGGCTGGGATGAAGGTAGGCGTGTGGGTAGGTGGAGGACCAGAGGAACTCCAATCTCTGGAAGACTACCGAGAACATGGAGTGCTTACCCAAGGTGTCAGCACACTGATTGGTAACAGCGCGGCGCAAGCTCGCTGGCATATCAAGAAGATCAACAACTATCTTCAAGCGTATCCGCAACATCCAGACCGAGCAAAGTGGATTGCTAAGGCGGAAATGCTAAACTCTCGACTGCTTCCGATGGACAGAGTCGAAGTCATCAGCACAAAGCAAGCAGCGAGTACGCTCGACGAGTTGGAGAAAGCGATGAACGAAACTCCAGAAACTCCGGAGCAGAGGACTCGACGACTTCGACTAGACGGGATTAAGGCGAAGATCGGGTTGGGGATTCCTCTCGACCCAGATGAAGTACAACTTCAACAGGAGGTTGACCAGCATGGCCAAAGCGAAGCTTCGAGCTCCAACCAGCCTTAAGAAACTCGAACGCTTGATTGAACGGTTTCAAGAAGACGCTGTCGAGGCTGAGGGTACACGACTCGATGCTAAGGATGCTAACGACATCAGTAGCTGGCTCGGGTATATCTTCGACAGTCTAACCGAGAGAAAGAACTACCACGCGAAACAAGCCATCAAGAAGAAGCTACTGTTTAAGGTCGCGAGTGAGCATCTCAGCGCGGATGAACTCGAAGCCATCGACCAACAAGCGGAAGCTATCGTCGCGATGAAGATGGAAAAGGGTGAGTCAATCGACGATGACGAAGATGATGACGCGGAGGCGACCTCGTGATAAGCGATCCACGGAGGTTACTTCCCGGAATCAGTCTATCTGTTGAGGAGACTGCTCATTATTTTATACTGGAACTGCGTGAAGCGATACGCACGTTCCGTCGTGAGCGCACTGTTCTCAACCAGACGTTAGTTTACGAAGTACTACTCCGCATGCAGTTATGCGGAATGGCGCCGATACTCAAAGGCCGACATAGTTGTGTAGGAGTGACTATTATTGATACCGAACGGCGAATTGCAAGGCGAAGCCTCGCTATTAACTCCACCCTAACCAACAACGGAGTCAGTGCTATTAACAGCCAAAGCCAGAGCTCCAAACAGGAGGTAACAAATGCAACCCGTTAAGTTGACGTATGAGAGAAAGACGAAGTCGTACTGGGTTTATAAGATTCAAGGCCCGCACACCGGGTCGGTTTACTTTCCGCTCGATACCTGGGCGCCCGGAGCTACTCCTCCCACCACTCTCCAGCTGGAGGTAAAGACAAATGGCCAACAAGCCTGATTACGACCTGTGCATCGGGGCTGATGAGGAATACGCCCCCGGCAAGCGTGCGTGGACCAAAATTGGAGTCGGGTGGATCAAACCTGAGTCCAAAGCGGTCTCGGTTGAAATCTCTTTCCCATCCTACCTTCTCATCGGTCCAGCCACGAAGATTCGGCTGTTCAGAAAGGGAACACTACGTGAAGATTGACGTTCCTACAGCCAACGCTGCGTTTCTCTGGGCGATGACTCAAGCCGAAGACACCGCTCGTATGGCCGAGAAGCTGATGGAGGAAAAGGAGTTCAACACTCTCGTCCAGGTTGGCGGCATCAAAGCCATGCGCGAAGTCCACAACAAAGAACACTTCAACCTCATGACGACGATGATGGGGCTTATCTCAGCCGGTTTCATCGCTGGCAGAAGGTACGAACAACTACTAGAGGAGAAAGCCCTTGCTGAAGCAAATCGACGCATGCCTAGCTGAAGTTGAACGGGAATGGAAACTCTACGACAAGTACAACACAATCGACCCCAGCCGAGCTGATTACAGCGTCAAAGCTCGTCAGATTCAAGGGCGTGTAATCCTGCGCTCGCTTCAAACACTTCTACTAGCGACCCGACAACTTCGGGCGGAGGTTAACCTTGTCAGATACGGCACCAGCGATGGACCAGTCCAAACCGCAGTCTTCCCCCCAGACGTCGGAGCCGGCGCGGAAGGTAACGCGGCTGTTCGTGATAACGAAGGGCGAACGACCACGGGTGGAACTGGGTCAACTAACAGCTGAAGAGTGTGAACACGTCGAGAAACACATTTCTCGAATCACAGGTATTGGTGAAGGCCTTCACGTCTGGGCGTTTGAGATGAAAGCCTCTACCATCGACCCCTACGGACATCTTGAACACTGCGTGCCGCTGTACATGCGCGCTCACTACTTCCCCGATTTTGTGATGGATGGGTACATCGAGGACTTCGTTCGGCACATCGATGAGTTCACCGACACGCAAGCTCTCGAAATCATTACAAAAGCCTACGATGAAATCTCCACCAAGAAAGCGGAGATTGAAGAGGCTGTCAAGTTGAACAAGCAACAGGAGAATGTATGACAACTCGCAAACAAGCTGTTTGCAATATCTGCGGAGCTCGCGTCAAGCAACGCGGACTCGGTCCCCACAAGTATATGAAGCATGGTGAGGGCCATGCTCGAGTGGTCAATCACTCGTTTCGGTTGGTGAGGAAGAACAAAAAAGCCAAGGCCGTAGCTCCTCGTCCTCCTCTCGACAACGCTTTCCTCGCCGCAGCGTCACAAATCCCGCCGGAAGAGCATCTTCGCCGGCAGGAAGAACGTCGTCACGACGATACAGTGCACCAACAAGGTTTCATCCGTGGCTTGGAACGCGCGATCGAACTCTTTGCGGGGCACGGACGCTAAAATCAATCCAACTTGGCCTTGATTTCAATCAAGACCTATGATATAATCGATTCGAATGAGGCCACTATAGCCTCTACAAAAGGAGATACACAGATGGCAACCGATCAAAGTGGAGCACCTCAAATCGATTTGGCGGCGCTACAGGCAGAAGTCGCCGGATTGACACCGGATCAACTGCGTGAACGACTGTTGAAGGTCCGCACCCGACAGAAGGTTCAACAGAAGAAAATGCAGGGCTCCTCGAGTCAGAAGGCATATCAGCTGAAACAGCGCGAGCTGGCGAAGCTGATGAAGGAAGCGGCAATCAAGCTGAACATCTACGACAACATCGAAGCGCAAGCCGATGCTGCCGCCGAAGCCAAGCTTTTGGAAGTCGCTGCCGACGCCAACGCGACGGAAGACGCCGAAGCGTCCGCGTAAACAGTTCCCCCCGAGAGGGGGGTGGGTCACGCCCTTCTATTAACCGTAGGTAGGGCGGCCTCCTGCACCAGGTACTTGAGTCTCTTGTGAGTGTACCCTCCAAGAACAGCTCAAGTACCTGGTTTTATGTTCGGGAGGCTAGGTTACCAACAACAAGGGCCAAGTAGATGTACACTCTAACAGGAGGCAGTACCTACTATGTTCAACGTAACAACGGATGGCGATTACCGAGATCAAATTCGCCAGTTCTTTCAGTCGGAGTTTCCGAACTCCGCTGTGAAGAGCTCAGGGGACACGTTGGAGCTTCTGACCGAGGCTATCTTGGCTAGCGGTCAGATTCGATTGGGTCCTCGGCCTGGTGTCGAATCGTTGTTCGAGATTCGCAAACACCTCAAGGCTGTGATCGATTCGAACGAACCAGTTCGCTTCCTCATGCCTTGGGGATCAGAAAAACCTGTTGACCTACAAACCGTTGACGTCGCAGAAATAGTTGCGATGAAGACGCTAGCTTGTTTGCAGGGTCGAGTCGAAAGCATTTATCGTCCGGGCATTAGCATCCGCATTCGGATTGAAGATGCAACCGCTCCTAACCTTTACTTCAACGATCGTCCACGTGCACGGCTGAACGCTCAGGTGTATACCGACAGCTTGATCGATCTCATCCACACGCTGGAAGTTCAACACTTCATCACTCCGGTTCCTGAGACTCAGATGACTAGCGAGGATGCGTTCGAGCGTGAGTTCGAACAAGTCTACCCAACACTCCTTGACTACGTTAAAGCCTCGGAAGGGGTTCACGATTCGGAACGTACGGTGATGAAGCAATACTCCGCGCTCAAAGAACTCGGTTGGATGGGAACAATCGCCGACGACCAACGCACTCACTATCGTGACACGTATCGGAAGCTCTACGGCTCGTCCGATAACGAAGCCACTGAGTTGTTTGCCCGTTACCTCGCACAATCACTCGTGCGCAAACGTATAAACATCCTCGGTAACGGCGATTGGACCGATTACCTAGGGCTGAGCTTCGTGCGGTCAGTTCCTGGTGAGCCCCTTGGCCGAACCAACCGTCGAATCTACTACCGCACAATGCCTGCGAACGTAAGCAGCAATCACATCCCGCCTTGGCGAGCAAAGGGCTACCTTGTAGTTAACGAGAATGGGGTACGCCCTCGCTTAGCCAGCTGGCAGGAACAGAAGGATTACGTTCCCAACGTCGTTCGCCTCAGCAACGGTGAGCACAACGTCAACGTGCGCGCTGATTATGAGGTGAGCTAACAACTTAGGGCCCACCTAACTTAAGTCCAAGTGGGCCTTGATTTACTTTGCGTTTCATGATATAATCATTGAACATCACAGGAGGTGTCCCACGATAATCAACATCAGCCGAGCGGCACAGTTCCAACAGTGTCGCCAAAAGGCCTTCGACTGGGATATTAGGCGACTCGTGCCTAAGCGAGACGCTGATCCCTTAGTCGAAGGTGGTGCTTACCACAAAGGTGCTGCGGTACTAGTTGTTACTAAAGATCGTAACGCTGCCAAAGCAGCAGCTGAGGCGGAAATTCGAACTCGTCGAGAAGGAGTGCTGTACCTTCCCGAAGAGAACGTCTTGATGGAACAATCCATCGCGATGGTCAACCGACTTCTCGACGCCCAAGCTAACCAGTATGAGAAGGACAACTGGGTGGTGCTGAAGCCTGAGGTTAAGTTTCGAGTACCCATGCCCAACAGCAAGCATCATTGTATTTTCATGCATCACTTCCTCTACCCCAAAGGTACTCACGAACACGACCTTCACCTTACCTGTTTCGACGAACGGTGCCAACAACCAATCTGGTTCGTAGGCACAACCGACGCAGTCCTCTCGTGGGATAACCTCGTCTGGCTGCTGGAAAGGAAAACAAGTAGTGATCCGAGAGAAACCTTTTGGGACCAATGGAGGCTTGACAACCAACCGGTGGGCTACATCTACGGAATGTGGAAACAAGCGGGTCTTCGACCGCACGGATTTATTCTCGAACGTATGCTCAAGCCTCGAAAGAATGCTGCAAATCCTTTCTACGTGCCACCACCTGAACGTGAGCCCTTCCTTGTCACAGATGCTCGACTCGCTCGCTTTGAGCGTGAGCTTACCCAAGTCGCAGAAGACTACGAAGACGCCTTTGTGAGAGATCGATGGTATCTGAACCCGAAGTCCTGCACGGATTACAACCGCCGATGCTACTACTTCGACCTGTGTCAACGTGACGGTGAGATCGCTGATGGTGAGTTCGCCCAACGCGAAGACGACTATGTTAACAAAACCTACGCTGAAATCCTGGAGGCCAAGTAATGCTATACCACGAAAGTTGTGGAGGACTTCTCACAATCGATCGAACTCAACCTCATACTCAGGAACAAGGTGAGGGGGACGAAACTCACATCTGGCGGGGGATCAAATGCTCGAAGTGCGGGCAGAAGATTGGAATGTTACCTGATGCAACGGAGGCAGTCAATTGACAAAACCAATACTACTCTTTAGCGGGGGGCTTGACAGCACAACCCTATTATGGCAGCTCAAGCCTAACGTCAAAGCGCTGATCTTCAACTACGGTCAGCGCCACGTCACCGAGATCGATCACGCTTCCCACCTAGCTTCCAAAGCGGGTGTTGAGTTCGAAATCGCTGACGTGCGAGGCATCTCTCACCTTCTAGCGAAAGGTTCGCAAACAGGATTCCAAGAAGTACCCGAGGGCCACTACGCTGCGGAGAATATGAAGACAACAGTAGTTCCCAACCGTAACATGATTATGCTAGCCATCGCTGCGGGGTGGGCAATCTCAACCGAAGCTAAATCAGTCTACACCGCTGTTCACGCCGGTGACCATACCATCTACCCTGACTGTCGACCCGACTTCATCCAAGCTCTTGGCAGTGCAATCCACCTAGGTAACTGGGAGCACGTCAAACTCATCGCTCCGTTCGTTAACAGCTCCAAGGCCGATATTGTCAAAGCGGGTAGTTATCTGAAAGTTCCCTACGAACTAACCTGGAGCTGTTACAAAGGTAAACTGCTCCACTGCGGTAAGTGTGGGACGTGTGTTGAACGTAAAGAAGCATTCAAACTCGCAGGAGTGGAGGACCCAACTCAGTATGAGGCTTAACGACGAAAGTACTATCGATCGGGAGAACGATTTCCCACTCGTTGATGAAGATGATGAACTCATTCCCTTGTCAGAGGAAGACGACGAAGACGAGGACGAAGAAGATGAAGACGACGAGGAGGAAGATTGAGTAAGTACAAAACCATCGCCATTGACTCAGCTAGTGAATGGGCAAGGCTGACCTTCGCCAAAGCTATGGGGAAGTCGGCCAAGGATCTCGAAAAGATCCGACAAGTCAACGACTATCCCGGAACGACCGAGCGAATCAACATGGTCGTCCGGCGGATGAAAGACTACAAAACCTTGGGGATTAACGTTGTTATCACCGCCCACGAACAAATCGAAAAGGTCTACGCTCGTGGTGGAGTTATCACTCCCAAAGGCCAACCGGTTCAAGAACCCATCGCAGTAAAGGGAATGCCAGACCTGCCTGGCAGAACATGTCCCGAGGAGGTAATGCGTGCAGTTGACAATGTCTTTCACGTTAGACGAGTCAACGGTAAGACGACTTGGATTGCTCGTCCGGAAGCTCTCGGAGGCGGGGGTGATGATTGGGTCGTCAAGGATCGATTCAACGCCACACAAATCATGTCGGGTCTCTTGCCGGCTGATTACGCCGAAGTTGCGAAACTCGCTGCCGCGAACCCGTCATGTAACTGGAACCCTCCGTACCTTACACTTATCTATGGGACCGCGGGAATTGGAAAGACTCGATCCTTACTTACTTTCCCTCGTCCAATCTATATCATAGACGTGGATCGGGGCACGGAGTCTATCAGTAAGGAAGCTGCCGAACCTGGCAGTGAGATTACCATCGAGCGGGTCGAGAGCGAAGACACCGCTGAGTACGATAGGTTTGTTAAACTCCTGGAGGCCGCTGCTCATGCGTAGCGCAATCCATATCGAGATTGACGACGAAGACTGGCCCAAACTCCACATCACGATGACTCGCGGAGGGATTTCTCCGGAGACCGCCCCTGTCATTCGTGAGATCAACTCCAACTACGATATTGCCTCAACCCAGTTTGAACCGATCGCCCGTGACGCTGTACGCATGGAGATCGACTCAATGAAGAAGAAACACAACCTAAACAACAAAAACCAAGGAGACTAACTAAAATGCCCTACCAACAAGACATGAGCAAGGTGGAGAAGTTCGGAGACCTGTTACCAGAAGGCTGGTACCACGTCCGAATTGAGAAGGGCGAAGAAAGGATGTCCGGATCCAACCAACCAACCTGGGCGTTGTGGATGAAAGTCCAGAACGAACCCCACGTAGGTCGTACGGTCTGGGACAACCCTTCCCTCCAATCTCATGCGCTGGCCAAGCTGAAGGCGTACTACGAAGCCTGCGGCTATACGCCGGGGCCCGAAGGTCACGAGCCGCTGGAGTTGAACGGGCGTGAATGCTGGGTCAAGGTAACTCACAAGATGTACGACGGGGAGAAGCGCAGTGAGATCGCCCCGTACAACATCCGCAGCATGCAGGACGGGCCAAAGAACTAACCGTGACGATCATCCTAATCCCTGTGCTATGGGTAGTATTCACCATAGCCTTGGAGACGAAGTTGGTCAAGCGGGCCAAGGAAAGGGGGCTCCGAAGAGGGGCCCTCTCAAATCAACAGGAGACACCCAGTGGAGATGACTATAAGTAAGGAGTTTAGGTTTGAGGCCTCGCACATACTTCCCAAGCATCCGGGGAAGTGCTCGAGGCTTCACGGCCACAGCTGGAGGTTGGAAGTAACGGTACAGGGCTCAGTTCACCACGACAGCGGATTCGTGATGGATTACGGTCAGTTGAGTGCAAAGGTCAATCCGCTGATTGAGGAGCTGGATCATAGGCACTTGGGCTCGTGGGATATTCCTCTTCAGATGTTGGATCTGAGTACTGACTGGCTGCTTGAACATAACGAGAACTGGGCTGCGCCAGGGCTGTCGAAGAACTTCTACCCCTCCAGCGAGAACCTTATCGTCTGGATAGGAGAGCGGTTGCTTGAACGTGGGTTGGATTGGCATCAACTTCGGCTCAACGAAACCTGCACCAGCAGCTGTGTGTTGAACCGGGCTGACTTCGACAGAGGTGTTCATGAATAGTGCCACTAAGGCTGAACTACAACAGTCGAGAGAGTTTCTCCGTTGGATACTCCCTCGAATTAGTTGTGTGTTCTGCCGACGACCTCTCATGCCGGCTGAACCCGCTGAGACATTCGGGCACAGACGACATTCGGCAATTGTAGTTAGGATAACACTGCATCACATTGACGAGAACAGGGAGAATAACGACCCACAAAACCTTGCTCCTTGTCATTCGAGCTGTCACAGATCATACCACGCAAAGAAGCGAGCACAGGAGAAACGAGATGTCGACAACGCTACCACTAGCGGAAGAGTGGGCGTTCCTAGCGGGATTGATTGAAGCTGACGGCTGTATCAGCTTAATTATCGGTTCGAACGGTTATCCTCACGCGAGGATCCAATTCGCAAACCAGAGTCTTGCTCTCCACGCTTTCGTTCACGATAGGTTTGGTGCGCACCAAATTGTCACTAGTAACCGGAGTAACTGTTTCACGACTCACTGGAGTGATACTCCTACAATCTCTAAAGTATTGAAGGGTATTCTACCTTATCTAATCTCAAAGAAGGAAGAAGCGGAACTTCTTTTAGAGTACTGCAACAACAACCAAGGTCAAGGCAAAAAGAACCTAACGTCTTCCGATCGCATTCTCGAAATTGTTGGCCGCATTAAAGCTCTACGTCACGAGCGACCTTAATTGGAAGGGAGATCCGAGTTATGAACACGTTACCATTAGCAGAACGTTTCCACTCGATACAAAGGTGAGGGGCGGTGGGTGGGCACACCGATGCATTTTATTAGGCTGGCGGGGTGCTCGGTAGGCAAGCTACTCCGTCGAGCTCAAATAGATGATCCGCCGGGAACCAAGCTCCATGAGGAAGTAGCCGCGGGACCCATTCCAATACTTCAGACAGGGGCGCCTGCGTGGATTTGTCATACGTATGATGGAAGGCCCTTCTGGTGCGATACCGATTTCAACAAGTACGAGGATGTTGGGATCGACACCCTCATCAGTGACACTCACGAAGAACACATCTGTATCACTGGTGGAGAGCCTCTTATCCACTGGAATAAAGGCTTGCTCGAGTTGATCAAACACGCTAACTCCTTCCGTAAGATGGTACACATTGAGACCAGTGGGACGATCCTACCCGCCGAACTAGCTAACGGTAGGGGAATGGGTGATCGTCACGTTTGGATCAGTGTTAGCCCTAAGGTTGGAGTAAACCCTAACATGCTGAACCTAGCTGACGAGATTAAGCTTCTCGTGGACAGCGAGTTCAAAATCGAGAACCTACCCGTTGGCCTGGTTGAGAGCCACCGCGTGTATCTCCAACCGATCAACAATGAGAACAGCTTGAACCTAGACAACATCCAACTTTGCATGAAACTACTGGAGGAATACCCACAATGGAAACTGTCGGTACAGCTACACAAAGTGCTGGGACTGCGCTAAGGACCAAGAGTTATCTTCGGCTCACGGGCGCTGTTAGCGGACTCCCTGTTTATATTCGAATAACCCCTGATGAGTTTCTTTTCAGTTCTCTCAAGCGGGTTATTCGGGACGATTGCAAAATTGATGACGACGAAACCGAAGAGCTGCCCAAAGAGCTTCAACGTCTAGCCAGAGCAGCTCACCAACGCGCTCATGATAAAATGCCACCTGAATTCACCGTACTCCAACACGCAACCGGTGAATGGATGGTAATAGAAACTCCAGAACAGATCCTGGAGCTGCTATGAGCGGCCTAGAACTCGAGAAGTGCCCAAACTGTAAGCGCGCTAAGTCCCTTCGTGTCATCTTTTACTCCGGCGGCGTCAAACACGACTGCAAGAGCTGCGGTTACTTCATGTGCTGGTTGGTTCGCAGTGACGAGGAGAAAGCGAGGCTCTATGCCGGTGAGTTTCCAACCGAGCAAGTACGGGGTGACCGTACTCTCCAAATATACTAGCCAGTCGGGTAAGTGGATTGTGTTCTTGGGAAGCCACTACGACGGCAAGACTCAATGTTGGGATGTGGGATACTTCAACATCCTTAACGGTCAAACTATGCGTCACCACTGGAACAAGCTTGGCCAGGATAAGGATCGGCAGGAGGCGATGTTAGCGTTCGAGGAAGTCAAAGACAAACTGTCTAAACTGACCCACCCAGGAGACGATAAGGATGAGTACACGATTATTAAACCGAACTGACACTCTCAAGGCGTTCTTCGACGCCATTACCGCTATGCTCGAGGAGAAGAAAGCCCACTACGGTGAGAAGGGTGGGTTCTTCGAAACTAACGCAGGCGGGGATTACACTCACGCTACAGGTGAAATCAAACTCAAGCTTGGAGAGTTCTTTCGAGCGAACCCAGCCAACCCTCAATTTCGGATGCGGTTGCTTGTCAAAGCTGCTACCTGGATCTATCTCATCTTCGAAGACGTTGTGGAGGCACTGTGAAACCAATTAACAACGGACTCATCGAACAAGGCGTTCGCCAAATCCTCAAAGGCCTCAACATCGATCCAGCCGATCGAAACTTCATCGACACGCCGGAGCGCGTAGCTCGCCTCTACGTTGAGATGTTTGGAAAGAAGGAAGTCGAGTATGCAACGTTTCCCGAAGACTTCACGGATTTTATCATGCTCAAGGGCCATGTACTTTACAGTATGTGCCCCCATCATCTTCTACCTGTTCGCTTTACTGTTTCCCTTGCCTACATTCCAGCTGGTGAGGTGCTTGGGCTTAGCAAGCTTATCCGGGTGCTTGACGAGTGTAATACTCGACCTCTTCTCCAAGAGGGATTTACTCGAGATGCGGTGGCTCGTCTGCAAAGCGAAGTATCCGGAGTTAAGGATGTGGCTTGTCTGGTATCGGGCAAGCATGGTTGTACTGAAATTAGGGGTGTCCGCTCACCTGGCGATTTTACGACTTATCACCTCGAGGGCGCGTTTCGCGATGACCCGAAGATGGAAAGTCGCTTCTTTCAACTGGCAGGCCGCCCGTGAGTCGCGGCGCGTGTCAAAAATCTCATAGGAGGATACGACGATTAAAATCACAATTGAAACAATACCGCACTCTGCTCAACGGTATAACACCTGCGGAGATTGGCAGTATGACACCGAGGGCAACCTCACAATCCGAGTATCAGAAACACCTAAAACAGGACTTGCTGGGAGTCTTTGCATTGCCGTTCATGAACTCGTTGAAGCGATTCTCTGCCAGGCACGAGGCATCACGACGGAGCAAGTCGATAAGTTCGATCTCGGGTATGATCCAACGTCCGACATCGAACCTGGAGATCACCCTGATTGTCCGTGCAAGAAAGAACACTGCACAGCTACGGGGATTGAGCGCATCCTTGTTGGAGAGTTGGGATTTGACTGGACCGGATATGAAAACGAAATCATCGAGTTGACGGAGAGCTATGAGTAAACCAGGCCCCCTTTGTCATCAATGCCCTCTTAAAGACGCGCCAGGACCAGTTTGGGGAACCGGGAGCCCTAACCCCCAAGCTGTCTTCATCGGGATGGGCCCAGCAGAAAACGAAATCCAGGAAGGAGTGCCATTCAGTGGACCAAGTGGAAACACTCTCAACAACGGATTTAGAGCAGCGGGTATTGAGCGTTCCAGACAATATCTTACCAACCTTGTACGTTGCTTTGTTCCGCCGGGAACCCCTGTACCGCCGGAAGCGATTCGCTGCTGTAAACCCCTCCTTGATAAAGAACTTGATGCAGTGGGAAATCCAGATATTACTGTTACGCTCGGTAGCGAGCCCTTTAAGACTTTCACCGGAAAAAATCTCCAAACCGTTATCACTAAGAAAGCGCGCAAGGATCCCAGCTTCTGGTTAAGAGGCTGTCCGTTTCCTATTACAGGCAAGAGAATAATCATTCCACTGTTTCACCCATCCTACTTACTCCGAACCGGGTTTCGTGACACCTGGTTCTTTGAGCGAGATCTTGCCAAAGTCAAACGGTGGATCGATGGTAAAGGCTTCCCGGTTTGGGATCACATCGTTACTAACTACCAACCAAGCGAAAGGGATGTAATCGACTATGTACAAAAAATCCTTGATAAAGGGTGGTTCGGGTGTGATATCGAAACCCCAGACGACGTCTTCGAAGAGGAAGACCGCACCGGCCAAATCTCCGGTCAGACAGAGATCCAAGTTATCGGTCTCTCAGCGGATCTCGGGGAATCGATTGGCGTCCCTGCCAGCCTCTTTCCACTCCTCGTTCCGCTGTTCGAAGGCAAGCGTGCAAGGAAACCAATATGTTGTGTCTTTAACTGGGGATTTGACGGTTATCACCTCGCCACCCACTTTGATCTCTCCGGGATTCGTCCTGCTGATGGAATGCTGGCCCTCAACTTCCTTTACTCTGACGCGACTTCAAAAAGTTTGGGAACAGCTATGTCGGTCTTTACAGATTGTCCCTTTACTAAAAACCTCGCCCAACGAGATCCCAATCTCTACAATGCCTACGATACTTTCGGAGCGCTATGGGTTGTACAAGAAGCCGTTAAGGAGCTCGAAGCAAGGGGGATGAGTAAGTTGTTCTGGGAACATGGGATGGATCTATGGCCAGTGGTAGAGATGATGCGTGTACAAGGGGTTAATTGTGATACTGAGCATGCCCAGCGAATGGAGCTGCAGTGTTCTATGGCGCTGGAGAAGTATATCGAAATCTGGAACAAGCTCAACCCGATGGTGATGTGGTCCAGCCCTAAGCAACTGATGGAGTTCTTTAACGCGCTGGGATACAAACCTCAGTATAACATGGTTGCGGTCAAGGGTACTAAAAAGAAGGTTCGTCGCCAGACCGTCGATGACGATGCATTGGAAGTATACATCACACAGAACAAGAGTCAAGCAGCACTACTGATTCGAGAGATGCGTACGCTGAAGAAGAGCGAAGAGTTTACATACTTCTACGCAGAAGATGGGAGGGCACATGCCCAAGTATCCATTGTCGGCCAACGCGCGGGCCGTTTACAAGCTAAAGATCCAGATCTACAAAATATCCCAGAAGAAATTGGGGGCATATTTCCAAGATCAATTGTTATCCCCGATTTCCCCGATACACAAGTTGTTATCCACGCTGACTTCGAACAGATTGAGTTCTTTGTCTACGGGTACGCGGCGCAGGATAAACCAATACTTGAAGCAAAGCGGAATGGAATTTATCTATACGGTCTCTTTTACGAAGAGATCTTCCAGAAACCGTTCTTTGAGCAAGGGCGCCCGCCTCTCAAACAGTATCGTCGCAGTAGCGTCGAACCCTGGGAACTCCTTGTCGCCAAGAGTGGGCCTTTGGGACTTCTCTACGGTCGACAAGCTGACTCGCTCCAAAAGGGGTTCGGTATCGCAAAAGACAAAGCCTTCAAAATGTACGACAACTTCTTCAAAGAGCACTGGGCGATCTCGGCGCTCCACACACGATTAATCTCGGAGGCTTATAAGAATGGACACCTCAAGAATTTCTTTGGACGCATACGCTGGTTCCCCAACGTTAGAATGCTCCGTAATGAGATACTCGCTTTCCCAGGTCAAAGCAATGCCGCTGACGTTCTTATTCAAAATGCTTTGGTACCATTGGGCAGAGACCTTCCTGCTTACGATAGTCGCCTTATGCTTACGGTTCACGACCAAGTCGCTGCCTGTGGACCACGATCCAAGGCTGCTGTTGTTGGAGATTACGTCAGAGAGTGTATGGAGCGACCCGTACCAGAAATGGACAATTTCTTCTTCACAGCGACGTTAAAGATTGGGAGTAAGGAAACCAGTAAGACGGGTTTGCCAAACTGGAATGATGTCATAGCTTACGAGGACTGGATCGCACAATATGGCTCCCAACGTTCTGGAACAATTGGATAAGTTTAAGTCGCTGCTGAGGGATAAGAGACTGCCGAAGACTCACCCTGCGTTTAAGCTGGCGTTGACGTGGGTCGGGAACTTTCCTGGGATGTTGAATGAAAGGGATAAGGCAGAGGTTAAACGACTGATCTACACCTGCTTTAGTATTACCGAAGAGGAGTTTACCAAAGAACTAGTTGGAGAGGAGAACGGCCATGAAGAACCCCAACGTGACCCAAAAGAGATTGAGAAGGAGCTACGAAGTATTTGCCCTACTGACGGGTTTATTCATCGCTATTTGGAGTACACCTCCCATTCTGAAGCGCCGTTGGCTTATCATCTCTTTTGCGCTCTGCTTGGGATCGGCAGTACTCTTAATCGTAGGGTGTGGTTCGAGATGGGTTATTTCAAGTTATTTCCTAACCTTGGGATCATCATTTTGGGCCCGTCGGGTCTTAAGAAAACCTCAGCCACCAACATCATCGTAAGTATGTTGCAGGAGTTGGAAGTAACCAAAATCTACGCAGAAAGGCTCACACCTGAGGCGCTCGTGGATGATATGAAGGACATGGCGCAGGGTATTATTTATGCTCCCGAACTGGCCGCGGTATTGGGGAAACAGAAGTATATGGAAGGTGCAATTCCACTCATTACCCGCCTCCTTGACTGCCCTGACATATGGGACTCCAAGACAATCGGTCGAGGAAGAGTTGTACTACGAGACGTGTGTATCAGTACCCTTATGTGTTCCACTCCGGAATGGTTCATTAACAATACTCCAAAGGATATCGTTGATGGGGGCTTTGTTGCGAGGCATATACTCGTTGTACAAGAGAGTACCCCAAGATCTGAGCCTATACCGCGCCCCGGCTCGAGCCGTATTAGAGAAACCCTCATCGGAGACCTCGCTCGAATCCACGAGTTCGCAGGTGAAGTAACTCTCGATGCGGAAACAGCGGGCAAGTTCAAGCAGTGGTATGAAGACCTCACTGCTCGCGGCAAACATCAAGAAAGCGAACTGATGAAGAACTTCTACCAGAGAAAGGACAAGCATGTTATCAGAGTCGCAATGTGTTTGCATATTGCTACGCACCATAATCTGGTTGTGTGTTTTGATTGCTTTCAGCGGGCTATCGCTATTATGGATTGGATGGAAACGTTCTACCCAACCATACTCAAGCAGATGTTCAAGACTGAAAGCGGGATTGATCAGGAATTGGTCCTTGGTACTATTCGAGCTAGTGGCGGGTTTATTCATCATTCATCTCTTATTCGTAAACTGCAGCATCGCCTCAACTCCCAACAAATTCGTTTCATCCTCAACAGTCTTAAAGACGCCCAGCAGGTAGACGAAATCATCGATCGACTAGTCCACGTATGGGTACTTCGGAAGGAGGGCGGTAATGCCACTTGATTGGGATAAGTACGCTAGGGACTTAGGCTACGAAGCCGAAGGTCCGATGTTGAGGGATCTCTACACCGATCAAGAGCTCTCTATCACTGATATTGCGATGAAGTTAGGGGTGGGAAAGATTACCCTACGCAACCGTCTTATACTTTACGGAATCGCAATGCGCAGTCCGGGAGGTGCTAATAACAGCGGTAAGTTCGCCTACAAGCTCCACTTGATGGACCAACGGCTGTTGTGGTCGGTCAACGATATTAGTATCGCAGCAATGTTAGGTTGCAGTAGTAGTCTAGTCTACAAATACAAACGGAGGCAACGTGGAAACACCATCGAGTCCGCCAGACATGCAGTTCTGCGTGATCAGTCCGATAGCGGGGCTGAACCAGTTTTCGACGTTATCCAAGAGCCACCTGGTCCTGGCTCAAAGGAAGGAGCCTGAATATGTTGAGTTTTACAAGGAACGAAAACGCCTTGGGGATTTTATTATCCTTGATAACGGGGCGTATGAAACAGAGGTCGTCTCCACCGATCGGCTTATTGAGATGGCTCGTGAATACAACGCCGACGTCGTGGTACTACCGGACTTTCCAGGAGAACCCTCAGATAAAACTTACCACACTGGTATGCGACTTGTGGCCGATATGGGAGGGGTACCTTGGGAATGGATGGCCGTACCGCAGGGAAACGCCAAGGTCGGATCGGGAGACGTTTTAACCTGCTTAATGCGGTTTCTGGATGAGCCGCTTGTGCGATGGATCGGACTGCCGAGGAACTTGTCGTATTTGTATAGCGATGATCCGGGGTTGAGATATCAACTGGCTCGCTTCATCCAGGTCTCACACCCAGGAAAGAAAGTACATGCGTTGGGAATGGATCGAGGCAACTACCACGAGCTGTGGTATCTGAACAACGCAGGGGTGAGGACGATCGACTCGAGTGCGCCCGTGTGGCGAGGGTGGCTCAACCAATCACTAGCCCACTTCGAATCGTGGAAGGAAGCTCCGATCGAGTGGAACGCTCCAGAAATCGGGTACGAGAACCAAATCAGAAAGAACCTCCGTCTCTGCGGGGTAAAGGTGGATAACCTCTAATGGACCAATCACACACACTCGGTGAGGTAGTCAAGTACAACAACAAGGAGTATCGGGTAGTTCGCCAGGTAGTCTCAACCAGCCTCTTCGATCCTGACGACGGAGAGCCAAGCTTCACTAAGCAGGAAGAGTACTACGAGCTGAAGGCAGGAGATGGTAATATCGATTTCCTAGTTATCAGTTCGGAAACGACACCCTACACAGGCCAGTCTAGCGCAATCCGGGCGCTGGTACCGGCAGGAGAGAAACCATGAAACTAGTTCCACTAGGAGCAAGAGTATTGGTAGACCCAGTCGAGCCGCTGTTGGAGCTGGAAGCGCGTATGGTGAAGATTGGCCTTTACGCTGTCATCGCAGATGAGAAGCGACCCAAACCTACCAGTGGAGTGGTCGTTGCGGTAGGAACTGATCCTTTCGTCCAAGAACATGTTCAGGTGGGGGATATTGTCTTCTTTGCTTGGACGTCGGGGACTGGTCAAATGGTGCAGGGGAAAGAGTACCGAAGTCTCGAGTTTCGAGAACTGATTTCGGTACTCAAACCCGATACACCTACTTCACCTGCTTCGTCGGTGGTAACTGAGCTCCCGCCGGGAGAACTTGAGTTGAGCCCGTTACAGCAACAGCATCAGCCCAAGTCTTCTCCGTCATCAGAGAGTCCAGCTGAGCCCCAGTCACAGTCGACCCGTGAACCTTAGCAATGGCGACGACGATAGCTTCGAGCTGAGCGATGATCTCGGCAGGAAGGTTTAGTTTCTGGCTGGTAGCTAGTGCAGCGGAGGCAACGTTGAGAAGGAGTAGGAAGATCCCCATCACTTGCCTCCTGCTAGCGCTTTACCGTCAGCGACGATTTGATTCATGTTGGTTAGAGCAGCTTGTAACGCCGCCTGAGCACTCTTCACCGGAACGCAAGGCCCGCCCGAACTAAATGGCGTCTGACCCGATGGTGGAGGACCTCCACAGTAGACGTTCAACGCATCACGAGTGACGTGCTGGGCGTCAATCGCTTTGTTAACAGCCACGCAGATTGGTAAAGCAGGGTTTGCGGTACAGTCAGCTTGATGCACTCCCTGCTGTTGTTGGATCCATCCTTGCGCTCCTGCAACATCATCCCGAACATCATTTTCCAGCGGGCATCCCGCCAGCACCAGGATTAACGGTAAGAGTAGGAGTGACAGTAACTTGTTCCGTCGTCGTCCCATTTCTATTTCCTCCATTGTTGGATTTACGGTTGGTTAGTCCCGCACTTGCTACCAGGGTCAAGAATGCGGCCCCGAACTGCTTGGCAAGGTCGATGGTGGCAGAGGCGAAGTCAGTCTGGCCGTGGTTGTAGCCACGCTTCGCCATCCCGATGCAAAACGCAAACCCCGTCATGATGAGGAGTTTGTCGTAGTGCTTGTCGATCAGATCTTTGAACCACTGGTATTTACACTCCTGCGGCTGCGGTGAGTCCGGCATCTGGGCTCTCCTTGTGTTTGAGATAGGGCTCAAGCTTGTTGTACTCGTTGACGAAAAGGCTGCGGAGATCAGTTCGGTACTGCTTGTCCGGGATTTTAGCGCGCTCCGCAAGCCGGTACGGACCTTCGAGCGCCTCAGTGATGCTGTAACCATTGCCAGTGAGACTGACAATAGCCCCGTAAGCAGGACTACTGACCAAGCGTCCTCGTTCGTTAAGGAGGACGTCTGTGAAGTAAGTATGAGCACGATCATCTTTAGTAAACCCCCTTATCGGGACTCCTTCCTCTGGATGGAAGGCTTCACTTGGGTAGGGAGGTATGGTAACCCTGAGAGCGGCTGCCCATAGGTTTTTGAGTGGAAGAGTCTTCGGCTCTTCTCTCTTCGCGATCGCAGTGATAGTATCACCAATGTTAGCGTCAAAGAGCTCGAGAAGAGCAGGCATAGCGTCATAACCGAAGCGCGGTGTGAACTCAAGCCCCCATACACCATCATCATTGACAATGGCATTGAGATCGATAGGCCCAAGGTACTCACGCTCGCGAAGAATAGATGCCATACGGAGAATCCCTTGTTCCAGGATAGGTGTCGATTCTTGACAGGTCCAAACAACATTGCCGGCGCAGCCTCCTGAGGGTCCTAGCCCTTCGTTCATGAGTTGTTTACGTTCGATGGTGTGGTTGAATGGGGTCATGAAGCGGTGACCGTTGAACCACCCTTCGCTGCTGATCTCGATCCCCTTGACGAAGTCTTGGAGTTCGAATTCGGGTTTCCCTTTGTGGATTTCTTCGAACAGAAACAGCATCTCGATCATGTCTTCAGGATCTGAAGCGAGGTAGGAGTGCAGCTGATCCGCTGATGCGCCTGAGGGTTTGAAAGCCAGCCGCTTGTCTGCCTTCTTAACATACTCGCGGGCCTTCTCGAAGGAGTTGAAGGTTTCTGAGTGTGGGACTTTAATCCCTGCATCTTGCATAAGGCCGAACGCAGTTCCTCGGTCTAGTTCAAGTTGATCTGCAAACACGGAACCCGTAAATACGTGATATCCCTGAGCCCGTAGTCTGTCCGCAGTTTTCCCCCCACCCGAGGAGTCGAAAAGTACCACTGTATCAGGAGTGAGAAATGTCTCCCAATTCCGATCGATCTTTGTGAGTAGACCTTCATAATTCCGCTTGCTCTTGCGTTCACGAATCCATGTGGCAACCTCGTGACCCTCCCACTTGAGGCGGAGTGCGAGCCCAAGACCGTCGCCCCCGCCTGACAACATTAAGAACCGACCCATCAGCGTCTCCTTAGCTCGGGCTACGAGCCGTGTGTGATTATCTGCGTCGGCGGGTGATGCTCACAAGGAATATCACCTTGGCCGTTGTGATCTTCTGGATACTTCGGTTTCGGTTGTGCAGCGATCTCCTGGGCGACCGGTTTGGTCCCCTGAGCGTTCTGCAGTTTGTAGTACTTGCTCACGCTATCACCTCCAGTGTTTTGTCCGATGACTGACCAACAATCAACCGGATGTTGTAAGGCATGATGATGCACCCTAAGCTAGCTTCTCCTGGATGCATTCGACTATCCCCGTGGATTAGAAACGGGCCACGGTTGAAGACGTTAGTTCCCGGTTGTGGACTGAGAAGCATTACCTCTGGACCTTCTCGACCTGGTTCGTCGTGAAGCGACCCGATGGTATACCTGCCCTTCGGAATCGGTCCTACTGAACTGACCTCTTCCTCCTCAGGAACATCCTTGCCAAGTCCGTGCCCGCTATAACCAACAGCGATGATCTCACCGTCAGCGTTAGCGAGCTCCCCAGTTGATTGTCGATAAGTCCACATCTTAGCTTTCCTTGGGCCCCGTGATTGCGTTCTCAATCGCAACGTTCTCGCGCGGCGAAGAAGAGGTAATCGTGTTGGCAACGGGCGCATTGTTTTCACGCTCCTGGGGTGAGGTGATTGTATTCGCTGGTGCCGGTCCTGCTTTGCCTTTCGGCGGTCGTCCTACGCTGGCCATCTAGGCCTCCTTGAGAGAAAGTGTGAGGGCCCGGTTAAGAGCCCTCCCTTCGGTTTGGGTTAGTGATCGCGCGGACTGGCTGGAGCAGCCGATGTAGCCGCAGCCGGAGTGATTACCGGAGGCGCGCCAGGAGTTCCCGCCGGCGGTGGTGCGATGGCGTTCACGTTTGCGATATCCGTGTTCACTTTTGTAGTCGTCGCGTTGACGGAGTCAATCGCCGCTTGGACATCGGCGTCACTGACTGAACCGCCGGTACCCGTTGGCAACGCCGCCACACGAGCTGCTGCCGCTGTAACTGCCGTCGCTAGGTTTGTTTCCGCATCGGCCAATCCGCTGACCGCTGCTTTCAGATCGTCAACTAACATCTTGAGCCCTCCCAGGAGTATTAGAGTCACTGCTACTGCAAGCCCTGCGTATTGCCAAAACATATCATCCCCCTAAATGGTGATGGTTGAAGTGAGGTATCGGGCCTAAATCATTCATCACTCTGATGATGATATAGGCAAGGAACACGATAGCAACGAGTCCGACTAATACTCGAAGTACCTTGTTGAACGGTTCTGGAGGGTTGCAGTAGCCAATAAACCACCAAACCAACCAGAAGAGCAGGCCGATTAAAACCAGCTCTATAAATAGGTGAACTACCTCTGCGAAATCCACGTCTGCTCCTTATTGAGGACGACGACGACCGGCACCATAGCCCAGCTGATAAGCTATCGTCTCCTGCATGGTCTTATCATCCTCAATCTCTTTGAGTGGTTTGAACCCAAGGATACGGACTAGCGACTCTTTGGAAGGTGGCCACTCATCTCCACCCTCATCCATAGCCTTCATGATAGCCCGCATTTCACCAAGGGCTGGAACGAAGTCAAGAGGATATTCAAGCACTGCTTTGCGAGCGTCCCGACCCTCTTGGGTGTTCTCGGGAGACTTCATCAGGTTAGCTACGAACTGGGCGTGGGGACTCCCAGCGAACCCTGCAGGTGACTGCCAGAACCAGCGACTAGTATCAACGCCTAGCGCTTCGGCAGTGTGGCTGGCGCTGTAGGAAACCGCAGCCCACATAGCAGTGGTCTGACCTGCCTTGTCTGGGAACTCGCCCCACTTACGGCCGATACGTTTTAGGAAGTCGAGGTAGTTTGAAGGCCACACCCCATACTGACCTAGAATTCGGCCTGCCCCGTAACGAAGAGCGGTTGCTTGGGTACCTCGCCGATAAGGCCACAAGGTTAAGTCAGTAGTCTCAAGCCCGATCTGACGAGCTACGTCCTCAATCGGGACCTCAGGGTTTGTAGCCTGACGAAGGATTCTCGCCTGCATCGGCTTGTCCCAGAACCACATCGATGTGTGATCCTTCATCAGCGTACGGGCGTCGATCTCCCCTGCTCGATACTGTCGTAGGCCCTCTAATGCATCAAAGTACTCTCCGTTATAAAGGATGTTCCGACCAAGGTTATGCCCCCAGCGCGATGGAGATAACAACATATTAGACCACTTGGTGAGTCGATCTGCCCAACCCTTACCAGCCACGGGCATTTCACCAGTGATGTCTCCGAAGAGCTCTCCAGGATTGGTTCGTCGTAGAAGAGCTCCCGCATTGTAGGAGCGGTCGAGTGCTTCGGCATTGAGGCTTCTCCCAAGAGCTCGTATGAATCGCATTGGCCCCATTACCGTCATTCCACCGGTCAGAGCTTGGAGCCCATCACGAACCATAATGGCTGGGCGACCTCCAAGCCCCATTGCGTAGGACATAATCATCATCCGGTTGAGGATGTTGCGAGGCGGGCCATCCATCAGCGGAAGCTGCATGCTGGAGGGCAAGCCCTTATTTAGAGTGGCCAGGCGGTCGTTAACCTGAACCATGAAGTTCTGAAGAGTGCTGTTGATGACCTGTTGACTCTTGTCAGGAATCGACCGCATGTAGTTGACGTAGTTCTCCAGCGGCCAGCGGACCTCAGGTCGGATGACGTAGGAACCATCGGAGGCTTTGAGATCGATTAGTTTCTTGAAGTCTTTGATAGCCTCTCCGGTGAACTTCTTCTCGACGCCCTGGCGAAGGACGAAACTCGTGAACCGGCCTAAGTGATTGTCTTGAGGGTTCCACGCACCGTCTCGAATAGCGGTTTCCCAAGGACTGGCACTCTTGCTTGAGTAGGACTTGCCAAAGACAAAATCTGGATCCCACCCGAACCCCCGTAGCTTGGGGTAGTATTGCTGTAGGTATTCGAATACTGGGAAGTGAGAATCGTTTTGTAGTTCGATTAGGAACTTCTCTGCAGCCTTAGCGTTGGCCACATCTTTTGGAGTCAAACCCAACTTCTGAGCAAGAGCAGGGGTGCGATCCTTCTCTGCGTTGGTCAGGTAATCGAACACGCTGTACATTTGCTTGTCGGAGAAGTCTTTGAAGATCGCCCCCGCCTTTTCATACTGCTGCTCTGTCCACAACCCGCTAGCGCGAAAGGCATCGTCAACATCCTTCCACTTATCGAACAGTGGTAGCTTCTGACCTTTGGATGCGAAGACCTTATTCATCGCAGTGTCGAGATCCGCAACCCAAGGACCCATTGGACGGTACGGTGCACTCATCCCGCTGAATCCGATAGTTCCAGGAGCAGGAGTGAAGTCAGGGTTAGGAGGCTCGCTACCATCAGGCTCAGCACCTTTGGGGACGAGAGGTCCTCCAACTCCAGCCATCTGCATCTTAGCGCTGGCAGAAGGAGCCCAGATGTTCTTGTCGTTGACGTTGATATAATCCCACAGTTCTTTAATATCGGTGAAGACGACTTCGTTCCCACTGCCGCGCTTGAGGATCCAGCCACGTTCAGGATCCAGCCAAGCACCCGAACCGCTTCCGGTGATACGAACTCCATTACGTAGCCATGCGCTGACCTCGGGACTGGTTCGCCGAATAAGATCCCACATGGTTCCCTGAAGAGTTCGAACGGGAACTGACTCTCCCTTGAGGAAGGAGTCGTCAAGAAGGTTTGAGCTTGTCTTACTGACGAAGTCCAGGATATGCTCAATATCCGTATCCCACATCACGAGTTGTTGGAGCTTGCGCTTATCGCCGAAGCGAAGGGCCTCAGCGGCGTGTACATAAGCCTCGTTCAACAACTGGGGGAGCGATTGTTCCGAGTATGCGCTCGCTCCGGTACTGATTCCTTTGGCAAGGTCAACTCCGGTAGCCATTACATCTTCAGGGATGAGGTGTTCGAGGTAGTGGATCTGGTTGGCGTACATCATATTAGTATGCAGCCGCTCATGCCAGACGATCGACTTACCCTCACCCTTCCCAATGATCATGAGAGGGCCGCTTGACTTCATACTATCAGGAACTGTAAACCCTGCTCGCTTGAGGTCTTCGGTCAAGTCCTCGGTAGAGATACCCATCGCCCCTTGCATTAGTTCGTTGACATCTCGAGGATCCAACACGAGACGGTTACCTCGAGCTAGGTTGCGAATCTCTGGAGCCAGCTTTGTCCCTGACGTCATTCCATTCCTCAAGTCCTGGAGGAATCGTTCCGTGCCGCCTTGGTCGACCCCAAACGCTCGCCCGAGCCTCGCGTGAGCTTCATCACCAACCGGTTCGATAAACTGTTGAGCGCTGTTGAAGATCCGCCCGGCCTGCTTAGAGATGAAGTTGTCATAGTCCCGAATGAGAGGTTGAACGGTGGCTTCATCTTGAGGACGGAAGTACACAATCTCCTTCTGCCCCGGTTCCCAGCCCTGAAGTTCCCAGGTATGCCAGCCCTTCTCATTCAGCTTATCGGCAACAGCTCCGGCGCTGCTGTGAGGTACGTCTTCAATCGACCCCATCAACCGGTTATCCAAGTTAGCGCGTTGCACTTGTTCGTAGACTGGAACCTTGCTAGCGTTCTCTTGTAGGAACTTATACGGGCTAGCTTCTCCAATCGCACGCTTGAGGGATCCATACTCCTCACCCTTAGCGGTGATCTTATCCCCCTTCACTCCGTACTCAACCTGCTCGCTCATCGGGATTTCAAACGCTCCGAGGTTAGTCGGAGGAGGGCGAGTACCCTTTCCAATCTTGCTCTTCGCAATCGTTTCCAGCGCCTGTTGGATCTGAGCGGGACCGATCTCCTCAAGATACTCCATGTCGACTTCCTCAGGCTTGAGGCCGTACATATCCAGTAGCTCTTGGATCTCTGCCGAGGGTACAGCAGTGCCAGGTGCACGAGCTTCTGTTTCGAATTTAATCCCAGCGATCTTTTCCCCGAACCCTGCCACCATGCGATCCATCTCATTAGCGTTGAGGATTTGGGTAGACCGCACAGTAACAGAGGGTTTGGATAGGTCTCCTTCATACTCCAGCTTAACACTGAGATCCTCTCGACCGAACGCTTTACGAAGTGCTTTAGTATTAGCCTCCTCCATCTCAGGAGTGATAGGAGCTCGTTCCCCCTTAGTCGCTAGTTCAGTCTTAGCAGCTTCAATGTTGTAATCCGGAGGTAGTAGCTCAGGGTACTTCGACAGTACTTGATGAGCTACCATCTTATCCTCAAACGGAATCTCCGGATCCCAAGCAACCTTAACCTGCTGGCGGATGAAGTTAATCGTGCCAGGCTTTTGACCTCCCTTAGACACGATTGCATCCCACACCATCTTGTCAGTCGGCGGAGAGGAAGGTACGCGGGCACCGTCCGCAACTGACGGCCTAGTCAGGGTAGGCACGGGGATCTTCACGGTGTGAAGTTCAACCTGCGAAGAGGTCAGAGAGACCGCTGGTATACCTTCCTCAGCCGCTGCTCTGGCGACGCTGCCGGCCTCACCAGGAGCTGTTTTGATAACTTGGGTGTCGTACTTTTGCCCTTCAACCTGGGCTTGAAGCCGAAGGTAACGGTTTAGCAACGACTCGTCCTCAGGGTGAACTTCGAGGTGATCTACAGTCCCTCCCTGTTTGAGTAGAGCGTTGACTCGGGTGAACGCCTCATACTCCTTGGCAGACCGAATCTCAATCTCGTTGGAACGTCCACCAACATCGGTAATAACAACTCGAGCTCCCGGTCGGGTGATATTGTGCTGGACGAGTTCCTTCGACCGTCCTTCCTGCCTCGCAGCTTCGACCTCAGCGCCGAACTTCTCCGCGATGTCCTTCTGAACTTGAGCGGGGAGGGAGTCATCACCCGTGGCAACTCGTTTGATAACCTCCTCCCCCTCAGCGAGGGAGCTGACGTAGCCTTTCCGTAGAAGGTAGCCAGGAGTCCCAAGAGCGAGATCGAACGCCGCGCCGATCGCAAAGCCTTTAGCTCCAGCACCAAAGAGACTGCCCTTCTCGTTGGATAGCATGTCATAGGCGCTAAAGGACAACCCGCCCCGTAAAGCACGCTCGGCCAAAGCTGAGGTGCCAGCAGCCATTTTGTACTGACTAGAGATCCCTTCAATAATCTCTCCAGCGGCTGAACCCAGTACCTCTTGCAACATACTGAAGTCAATCGCTACTCCGCCCATCTGACCGAGGAACATTGGGAGGGTGGTATTCATGCCTTCCCTCTTCGCAACCTCAACAACCTTAGCCATATGCATTTGAAGCTGGTCGTGAGCTTGCTTGAACCCTGGATCTAACTTCTTCATCGGATCCAACATAGCTGAAGCAGCGCTCAATAACCCCAACTCAGAGCTTACCAACGCACGACCTGAGGGTGTCATCAGCCGAGGCCTATCCGATTGAACCTTGAACGCTTCCCAGGTACCCTCAACGCTATAGTTCGAGCGTACCTTAGGTGCGATCCAATCGTCGAAGAACTTCCTCCGCAGCTTGTCATAATCTTCCTGGGGCAACATCGGAGGCAAGCTCTGTGCGATGTCCCCCCAGTTAGGAGATTGCGACTGACCCTGCTGTTGTGGATCTGGCATTATTGCGGTCCTTGTGCTTCGCGCTTCTTTCTCTTCTCATCTTCGTCAAGGTCGTTGAAGATAGTCTTAACGTTTTTGATCATACTGCCGATCATATCCCCAGCACTTCGGGGTTTGGAGTTAGTAGCTTGAGGCCCTTGCTGCCCTTTGAGAGCTTCAGTGTCGACCTTAGGAACCAACTCCTGGTGAGTTCCACCGGTGACAAAGTTCCAAAAATCGTTAACTCGCTTGGGCTCGAGACCGACCTCCTGCCCCAACTTCGCCAATACTCCATCGGACAGTTCCTTAGGAATAGTAACCCCAGCCTTCTTGGCGTCGACTAGCGACTGGAACTCTTCGAGAGTATTCTTACTGATTTGAGC